CATATCGGCAAAGCTCTTGGCGGTGGTGTTCAATTCTTGCGCGATACCTACCAAGCCGCGCGTGACGACCGGCAGCAGTGCCGAACCAAGCTGGTCAATTTTTGCATCGAGACCTGAGAAAAATGCCGACTGGACACCACGACGAACACCTTCGAATTCATCCTTGACATTGCGAAGAGCCTTGACGAACTCTTGTGCCGTCGGCGGAAGATTCTGCATGGCCTTATCGAGCTCTTTGGCGTTGTCTGCTGATAGCGCTTCACCAATGCCTGTGAACGCCACCTTAAGCGTCGCACCTGCGATGCCAATCGAGGCAAGTGCGCCAGGAAGAATAAGTGCTGCGCCTGCCGCAGCCTCAAGTGCTGAAACAAGTGCCGCTGCAATGGGAAGGATGCCACCGATTGACGCGCCTGCGCTGCCCAACTTAGCAAAAAGTCCAGTGAGGCTACTCACCTTTGAGCCAAGTCCGCTTAGCGACGAATCGGCATCGCGTGACGATTCAGCTGTCTTCCTCGCAGCTCTTTCCTGCTCGTCAGCCGCCTTTTTAGCGGCTTTTGCAATGTCGTTATATTCCTTCTCGGCCATCTTTGCCGAGTCCTTCAATGCCTTCTCGGTGGCCTTAGCTGCGCGTGCGAATTCCTTCTCCACATCTTTCGCAGACTTATTACCTGCCGACAGCACATCACCGAAGATACCTTCGATGCCCTTGCCTGCAATGCGCCAACTTGTCTCAGTGTCTTCAGCCGACTTCTTTTGACTCGCTGCGGCAAGCGAGCCGTGCTTGTCGATATGTGCTGACATCTCAGCAAAGTCTTTATCGATTGCGGCAGTGGCTTCCTTGAACGAACTCTCAAGACTGCCGCTGATCGTCGCAAACTCTTTGTCGATGTCCTTGACTGACTTGCTGATGTTGTCTGTGGCGCCACGCAGCTGCTTGTCGAGATCTTTCCCGAAGTTCTTAACATCGGGAATGATCTCGACTACAGCCTCACCAAGCACGTCAGCCAAGGTTCATCACCCCTACACTCGCGAGAAAAGACTGTGAAGCCTCTTCATCATCATCCCACCAAGCAGGCGGCCGTCCAGCGGTGTGCACTGGCGCCACATACCTACCTCCCGGCAATTCCCACTCTGCGACTTTGAGCCTCTTATCAAGTCGCTCACGTGGTGCACTTGGGTTCTTCTCGTCGTAACGAAGCCTCTGTGTTGAAGCATAGTACAGGACGTTGAGAAACCGAGACAGTGGGAGTTTAAGTAGGTCTACTCCTCGCCCGAGGTGCTCTCCGTCGAGCTCGTGCCAGACTCCTGGTTGCCGGGCCCAGAGGAGGAGTCCGAGTCCGGCGTCGTAGGGGTTCCCGTGTACTTCTTGAAAAGCCACGGGATAACCGCACTAAATGAACTCATGCCGATGGGGTTGTTGGGATCACCGAGTCGATGATTGAAGAGCTTCGCCGATTCGGGAACGAGGACAATTTCCATCAGATCACGTACGAGAGCAATGCGCTCGGCAGGCGTCTGATTTTCGGCATTCATTACCGATGCCTTCTGGCTAAACTCGAGTGCAAGTTCAGCGGGAATTTCCAGCACACCGGTGAAAATGTCTTCACCAATACGAAAACGAGGTACCTTTCGCGTCGGTGTGAAATCCATGATGTCATCATCGGGAGTCACTTGTGCACTCATTCAATCCTCCGAGGGTGTAAAGCATTTCCTTGTTACTGTATTGCGCGCCAACTGCCATATTGAATTAGTGTCTTAACAAAGCCAATCGAAATCGACCAGGTAGACTATCCGGCAGCCCGACTCTAGGGTGCTCAGAGAGTACTCAGAGGCATCTGTATCATCCCCTCGACATATCAACTACACATTCTGTAGTTACTTCTGGTCTACGCTGCAAGCACCTTGAGAGCATCTCTGAGGAATGGTCTTCCCTTCATGCCCTTTACCGACTTCACATACACATTCTTCGCAGCACCCTTTGGTCTAAAAACCAAGACCTTACCATTCTTAGGCCTAATAGGCATGCCACGAGGACCATAGATGCCTGTACCTTCGTGTACCCACATCGCGTGTTTCACATTTGTGCCAACACGTCCGATGGGAAGACCACCGCGAAAAACAACTTGTGACGTGATAGATGCGCGGAGTTGACCCTTGTCGACGGGAGCAAGCCTTTTGGCTTTGCGCTCAACCTTCTTTGACATACGCAACACACCACGAGCCACTGGACCTTTAGGATCCGCAAACATCTTACGAATGTTGATTTGCTTAACATCGATTTTTACGATGACGCTCATGCGTCACCTCGGGATCGCAACAAATGCGTGAATCTCAGAACCAGCACAAGCACCCTCTGGACCTGATGCAGTTTGTTCACCGAAACTAAAATCGATGATGATGTCGTCTTCCTTCAATCCGCACAGTGTTGATAGTGCCGTGTGAAGAGTGACATATGCGTCAACTGCCAAGATCATCGCTGCGTTGTCCAGTGCTGCGCATGTTGGTGCGATCTCACGCCCAATAGGCTGTGGCGCGCATCTCATCACCTGAATGACAATGTCACCAACAAGCCATGGAAGCTCGCACGGCGTGGTGCGTGGGTCAGCGCCCTGCGCATTAATTGGGAATGTCTCAGAGAGAAACCACTTATTTACCGCGATGTAAAGTGCACCACAATCACAGTGATCCCATGCGATCGCTGCTGGAACAACACAGGCACGCTCAACCGGGCCACCAGGAGTTGCGGCCAGTGCAGCAGCGATGTCAGTCAGCAGAATGTTAGGAATGGTGTAAAATGACAATTCTTGCGGTGTTGCCATTATGTACCCGCCCGTCGTGCGATCGCTCCATCAACGCTATATACACCAGAGCGATTTGTGAGACGATTGGGATTCCATGTCGCAATGAAGAGATCAACGAGGTAGAGTCCTGTGGCTCGTTCCTTAAACAGCTCTACCACACTTGGGAAACTGATCGTCACACCTTGGCGAGCAAGCTGCGTGATGTTACGCGGCAGCCGGCAATCATTTCCACCAATCGCAGAAATGAGCTCGCATGCTAGTTCGCCAACTGCCCATGCGCCACCTTCGGGTACGTGGGTACCAAACTCTGCGGTAATTGACCACGTTCCCTCCTCAGTGTCATTCAACGAGAGATTGTTACAGATGGGCCATTCTCCACCATCAGTGCGCACAAGTAGGCGTGCGTTGTCAAGTCGATATGCACCCGTTGCGAGAGGCGCTCCATCAATCTTAACCTCAACGATGTTGTTTACAGGTGCTGGCAGCACAACCTCAGACACACGACTGCATGAACACCCATCACCGCAACCACCGCATATGATGTTAAACCAACGTCCACCAATAAGTGCAGGTGAAACGAAGCCACCACTCCCTGCGAACTGACTATACGCTGCACTCCACGCACCATCAAAACATTCACGTCGACATGGTCGAAGCGTAACAGTGCACAGACCGAACTGTCGTCCGGATAGCGCCCAAATGACTTCAGTCGCAAACTGGACAGCTTGCCCAGTAATGATTGGCGACACCGTTGAGACATCGCAGGTCCAGCGAACAGGCCACGGCTCGCAGGGACCGTATTCGGTTGTAAGCGGGGCAGTCACGGTCCCTCCCTCTCCTTGCAGCGTCAGCGTTCCAGACGCCTGACTAGCAGAGTTCGCAGCACCAGCGAGTGCTCTACTTACATTGACGCTGCCGCTGGCATTTGCAGCAGCGTTACTTGTTCCTTCAAACTCAACTATCGCACCAGTAGATGCTTTAAAGGCAACACTCGCTGACGCAAATTCACAAGCAGACGATGCAATATGCGTGCGTGTGCCCGTTGCCCCAGCAGCACCAAGAATCTCATTATGAGAACCCATGGTGGAAAATGTGGAAACATCAGTCTCCACCATGCTTGATGGTGCCGTGTAATCAAATGCCGCGCTGCCATTGGTAAGACCAATGCTGGCATTAAGTAGGTAATCACCATTTGCTGTTGTGACAAGCGATGGACATACATGTGATACCGATGATGGGCCAAACGAGCCGACTCCAACATCAAAGCTATCAACTCCGGACAAGACACGAAGATGAGCGTGATTACCTGAGTCAAGTGCTTGATCAAACGTGACAGCGTTAGCACCTGCGACAGTTACTTGACGTGTCCAAATTTTAACGTGTGGATGTCCAGAAGAAAGATTACCATCGCCTGCGAGTAGTGTCCATACACCCGGACTAGGCGACAACAAGTCTGATGCATTATAAAAGTCACAGCCTTGGACTGCGACAAGCCACTGCCCAATCTGTGTAGTGCCAGCATTAGTGGTGAGGATGATGTCAGTGTATCCACTGCCGTGTAGTTCTTCAACGACAGTTACCACGTCATCTCCTCTCCACTAATCATTTGCTCAATCAATTAGCTATATGTGTCGCTTGGGTCACCAAGCCTAAGAATCAACGCACCTGCACTAAATTGCGCAGTGTCGCCAGAGAGCACAACCTTAGGTACGGTCAACGCACCAAAGACAATGGGCGTTCCACCACTTAGCGCTTCAAACAGTCCAAAGAACGTAAGATTGACGCCTGAGAGCCAATCGCCCGTTGCAGTGGTAAATGTCTTCACTGCGCTGTTAATCTTTGTCGCAGGCGCAGTACCTGAAGCCGCAGCCCAATCGGTCGCGGTAGTGGAGACGCGTGCATATGAACCTGATGCCGGCTCAGTGAAATTGGCACCAGCGTCAGTGGGAGTAGTAGATGACAAGCCTAGGTAAAGCGTCGCCGCCGGAACCCACGCAGGATCAGTGAACACATGATTGAGAATCGCGCGTTCCGTCGCATCATCAAAGCCAGACATAGACTACTCCCTCCTTATCTTCATAGTGCTGTCAATACTAGCTGTTGTCCTCAACGGTGACACGTACTGTCAACACGAACGTATCGCCTACATCGATGCCAATGCCGTTTGTGCGAACGGATCGTGTAAGTGCATTCGTTGCGCTAGCACCATTAAGAATTGACACTGTCTTGAACACACCAACGCCGTCAGCACCTGAGATTGTAATAGGTGCGTCAAATGTCCCAGCATCGACATTCACTTCACCAGCAGATGACTTGATGATGTTTGTTCCTGCGCCAGTTGGGTCAATTCGCACTTGCGATGAACTAAACGCAGTGGTGTCAGTAGAAATTCCAACGTGCGTAACAAGTGTCTTTACCACATCACGAATTGCAGTCTTACCTTGATCAAGAAGTGCAGCAGACATCATTCCCCCTAGAGACTATCTGTCACACTTGCAATGACTTCAACTTCGACTGCGTCGCATGCATAATTGATGAGTAGTGCAGTAAGTCCGGTGCGCCCACGCACTTTTGCAACAAGTGCATCAAGTTTCGACCAATCACCGGCAATCGCTGCAGTGATATCAAATACACGCGCACCCATTGCGACATTTCCTGTGATCTGCTCAAGCAAGACATCACTTGCGCCAATGTTATACTGCAAGCGCAAGTCACCATTATTTAGCGTTGTGCCTGATGTTGACACGTAAAAGTGAAGCCTCACTAGCGAAATTACTAGTGTCGTCTTACTTGTGTAATCTGTATAAGCAAGTTGCAACGTGCCATCATGCGTTACAAGTGTGTCACCATTAAAGGTAGCCAACACAGCATTGTTCGCACTTTGCGCGTTTGTCGGATTGACCCAGTTGCTGCCAGCAGTAGTGACAGTATTTGAGCCTTTACGTGATGTCAAGTTCCACTGGATTTGAACAAGTGAGAAGCCGACTTTGTCCACTGCACCTGCACCACTTACCTGCTCAAAAAGCTGCGCAACACGCAAACCTATTTTAGTATCAGGTGAAGTGATAACTGAATTCAAGCACTCTTCCACAGTAGTGCTTGCGAGTTGATATTGCGCGCTCATGATACGAACTCAAGAAAGTATGAATTCGTAAATGAGAACGTAAGTTTTGGATTAAGCAACAAACAAGTGATCGCAGTAAATGTAAACCACGAATTATTAGGGATGATGATTGCATCACCATCGTTAATCATAATCGTGCCGTTGCTACCTTGCGCGTGCGCAGCGAAGCTAATCAGTCGCTTTCCGCCAGACAGGTACACCGTTCCCGATGCACCTGCCTTATATCCCCATGTTCCATGAGGTGTGATGACATTACTAGGCACTACACACCTCCCCCAGCACCGGTATTACGTTAGCGTAAGCGGCCCGCACGCAGCAGTCGGCAACGCAATCGTGGTGATGTTCCACAGCCAGTGCTCGAAGTCTTCCACTACCTCACCGACAGGAAGCCAACTCGCACCTGTGCCAGGGCCATTGCCCCACAATGTCGACGCAGCCTGAGTTTCCGCGGTGAACGACAGAGTGGATCGAGCGTTCTCGATCGTGTACGTGTTCAGCATCACGTTACCGACGTTCGGCCACGCATTGTAGATGTACCTCTGAACACCCGATGCATCACATGCGCCAGAGCCAGCAACACGCTGCCAAACTTCCATGGAGAAGCGATTCTCAGGCTCACCCTCAGCAAGCGCAAAACCAGTGCCTGTGACAGGAACTGCCGCAGTGTCCAGTAGGCGCGCCGAGAGCACCATCGATGCTGCGACGGGGTCAACTTCACAGAAGTCAACTGTGAGGCCAAGACGCTTCAGCGTGGGCTTGTCCTTCTGGTTCACGCATGCTTCACCATCAGCATTGCGCTCGAAGAACTCTTCACCCTCTTCGTAGTCGGGTTCCATCTCAACCTGGACGAAACCCTTGGTGACGATGACGAGAGATGATGCACCCGTAACCGGGATACCACAGTCGTCAGTCTTGACGAGGCGCAGGTGCGTTCCCTTAATAGGAGCTGCGCAAATTCCAGCCATGTCGTTACTCCTAGGTAATGGAAACGCCGATGTCAACTAGAATTGCCGCATGGCAGCAATCCCAGCTAAGTACGTACGTGCGCTCGGCAATCATTTCAACTGTGTTCTTCGCACGGTCAATCGAGTCACGAAGAGGATTGATCTTTACGTCACCACGTCGCATTGCGATCGCTCCTGTGGCATAAATCCACGATTCGCCATTCACGGGATCAACACCAGCAGGTGATGAACCAGTGTACCCTGCACCAACAGCGACGAGGTTTCCGTTTTGCGTCTTAAGAATGCCGTTCGTTGCCTTCACAAGACCCCACGCGTCAAGGGTCGGCAGCGCCTTAACAGGAACGTGAATGATGCCAACACCGTTGTAGCAGTTGGCAAGTTGTGCTTCGAGAAGACCCAAACCAGTGGCGATATCAACCGCCGCGCCTGTGACAACGATCGTTGCGGCAGACTGGAGCATGATACCCTGCGCATCATCGACTTCAGCAGCTGCTGCAAGATGCGGGAACGCGATGGTTTTACCGTCCACTAGACCGGTCCAGAACGCTCGCTCAACTTGCCAAGTCTCACTCCTGGCCAGCGCATCGGTGGCAATCTTCTGTGCGTCAGAGACACCTACAGGCGAGCACTCAAACTTGACGTACGGCGTGAATGGTGTTGCACCACGGTCGATCAACTGGACATTTTCAGTCTTCGCACTCGGCTCAGGCGGAGACCCCTCAATGCCCGTGACAGCGATGCACTCGTCATATGTCGACGCACCCATGGGATCCATGCAGCGCGATTCCCAGGTGATGCCGTTCTGCCAGTGTGGAGTGCTATCCGACACAAGCTGAACAACACTCATTAGGCCATACGGTTGTGGGGTGAACACAGGTGGCTCAACATCCAGGCGAGGTCCAGCCACCTGCGTTCACCTTCCTCCGAGATTGTGCGTTAGTGGATGCGATCAGCCGAACTTACAGGTTGGTCGCGCCCGTGCCATTGGCCGAGCCGGTACGGCCGTTGACAGCGAAGGTGATCGTGTAGCGACGGGATTCGTGACCAACCTTTGCGATCAGGTGGCACTCCTCCGACCAGGCAGCGGTGTGGTCGTTCGTCTCATTGAGCACGGAGTCGCGGACGACGCCCAAGTCCAGAGAGAGACCGTTACCGAGCAGGAACGTCCCGGCCGCGTACACCATGATCGTCGCCGACGTGGGCCATGCGGTCATCGCAGTGGCGTTACCGAACTGCCCGGCACCGCGTACCTGGAAGTCGTTGACCCACTGGACTCGAACACCGATGACGTTGAAGTGCGCGTCGATCTCAGCGTTCGAAACCTGCTCCGGCATGACGCCCGTGCGCCACGCGAGGTCGGCCCGAATCTCAGCCCGCACCCAGTAAGGTACGATGACCTCGAGGATGTCCTCTTCACACATGCCGTAGCGTGCGCGGTAGTCGGTCGCGGCGAGTGCGATACCGCCGTAGACCTGCTGATAGACCGGCTGGCCAGTGACCGCGTACGAACCGGTCGACACCGCAGCCGTTGAGGCTGCCGACATGAGCTGAAGGTAGCGACCGTTCATGGCATGTGCGTGAGCTGACATGAGCAGGCGCAGGAAGTTGGACGTCGCTTCCGGGTATGCATCGTCGGTCAGGTTACCAGCCGTGAGACAGACGCCATAGCACTCGAGGCGAGCCTCGTTGAACGACGGGCAGGGAACTCGGATGCAGGGCTTCTCCGGCGAGCCGGTGACGGCCGCGATGTCCGAGTCCTCGGTCCAGAGCCACGGGTTCGACGTGACGCTGAAGCCAGTGGAGAAGCCACCGAATGCGCCACCGAACACGTCAGCGAGCGACGGCGAAGTCGGGAACCGAATGCCACCACGAGAAACACCGAACGTGGGCAAGTCGATGAGACCGGCCTCACAGGCGACGTTGAAGAAGTCGTAGCGAACCTCAGATGGCGCACACCAACCACCGGCAGCGACGAGCGCGTCCTTCTTGTCATCCGAGGTGAGATGACGGAAGAGCTCTTCGATTTGACCCGGGTTGGTGCGGTCATCGACGGTGTGCTCGAATTCGTTTCGCACCGTCGCGACGAGCTGCTGATTCGCATTACCGGACGTGACCGGCATGCTCTTCGCCTTGCGCGTGAAGACATCGACGAGGCCGTCGAGGTTGCTCACACTGTCACCGCGTGCCACACCCGGAATGTCGACGCTTGCGGTGATCGCGAGCTTCGCCTTGGACGGAGTCGAGCCGGCCGGCGCGAACTTCTGCGCGTCACCGAGTGCACCACCGCGACCAGCGGCAACGAGGTTGCCTCGTCCACCGATGCGCTCACCCATCACCTGGATGAGGGCCTGCGTGGTACCGCGAGACGCCGCTGCAGCGATGCTGTCAGCGTCCATCGGCTGCTGTGCCTCGAGAGGCTTGCCGTCAGGACCCTTGTTGCCATGCACACGAGCCGCGAGCGTGTCGGCCGTGGCGAGCATCTTGGTCTTCTCGATGTTGGCCAGCGTCTCCGCGCGAGATTCACGAACGGCGAGTTCAGCACGAATGCGATCGAGACCATCGGTGAGCTTCATCGCGTACTGAAGCGATTCCGGAGTGACGCTGTCGAGCCCCTGAACGCGATCGAACTCAGCCACCACCTGGACCTGAAGAGCCGAGAGCTCCGAGTCATCGGTGATGAGCGTGAGATCCTGCGGAACGTTCACAAGCTCCTCAGGCTTCCCTGACATTCAAGCCTCCTCTTGAGGGCGAGCGGACGTCCGCGCGCTTTCTCTCCGTAGCGTAGCAAGGTAGTACCGTCGTGCAACATTTTCTTCGCGATGGGAACAATAGGCGTCCCCATCGCGAAGAATGATCTGAAAGTTCTAGACCGTGGGCTGAGGAACAGGCTGCGGAGCGGGTGCAGGGACCTGCTCTTCAGTCGGCTGAACAATGATCTTCTTGTTCTTGCGGCAATTACACATATCATTCACCCCCACCATGCACTCGAGTCTTAAGCATTCCAAGGACACGCTTCATTGCCGCAGAGTCCTGGTCTTCATCGTCCGGGACAGACACAGCAACATTTCCGATGGTCGTGAGTCCGGCAGCAACGAGTGACTGCGGAACTCCCGACGCAACGCGTGCACGAGTCTGAAGTGCAAAGCCTGGCACATTTACGCCAAGCAGGCCGACCATGCGGAGTTCACCGCCGATGCGACGCCAGTCACCACTTACACGACCCGATGCACGAAGATCATGTACACGTGCCATTTCAGCATGAGGACGAATCGCGCCTGCGACCCAAATACCGATGTCATCATTACCGACCGTGACATCGGCGATCGCGCTGCCCGTGTGATCGTAGTGTTCAGCAGCCTTTGACGCGCGCATAGTCAACGGTGCGTGACCAGTCGCAACGGTGATTTGGCCAACCGGAACACGAGTGCCATCACTGGTGATCACCTCACCAGTCATGAAGTATGGGTGCGAGTTCTCAACGGGAGGCTGCACGCACATGTCATCAAAACCGATGTGGCACGAATCCCATTGCGCGGCGTGGCCGTAGATGCGACCTTCGTCAGTGATGGTGATTCCGACAGGAACCTTAAGTCCCGGGTTCTCGAACCATTCCTTCGGCGGTCGCCTATCATCAAGTGACGCAGCCGATGCCGAAAGTGCGTCAAGACGCGGGAACGGTGGAGGCGTCAAGCCAGCTTCACGGAGATGGCCAGCCAGATGCTCGTAGACGATGCGTTCATCGGTCTCTGGAATCAGACCCCGCGAGTTGGCCAGCTCCGCAATAGCGGATGAACAAGCGGTGATGTTGGCTGCGCCTACGGTGCCATCATCGAACAACTCGTGATGCAGCAGCAACGCGATGTCACCGCGGCCCCAAGCATACGCACCAAGCGGTGCGGTACGCTTCATGCCAGTCTGACGAGGCGAGGTCCAGGGGGCATCAGACAACGCCGTGGTGTGCTGAACGAGTGCGTACGTCGGCTTCTTCATCGGCATGCCAGTGACCGGCATGCCAGCGGCGGCAGCAAGCGCCACGGTGTCATTTCCGATAAGTGAAATCTTCGCCTCGACGAATGCAGGAATGTCAACGATGGTAGCCGCGCGAACACGACCGCCATGAAAAATCATCTTTTCCGGCTTGCCCTGCAAGAGCATCTTGAGTGAGTTGCCGGCATCTTCTACATCAGAAGGCCACACCATTTCGACATCAGCGTCACCGATGTCATCAGCGTCGATGGAGATGCCGCCAGCAAAGCCTTCCTTCATACGGCGATAGATCTCGAAGCCATCTGGACTTACGATATCAAGGATGCCCTCACCCTCGATGTTTGCACCGTCGCGCCACACATTGTCAGCACGACCCACCGTGACAGTGACATCATGCTGTCCGCCATGTGCAGTTTCCTTTTGCCACCGAATGAGCGGTGTGTCAACCCACTGGAGTGCTTCAGGCGAGAACTCACGGCCATCTCCCGTGGTGACGCCTTCCACCACAAGCGTACCACGCCACCGTCGTGCAGCCTCAAATTCAGCCTGCGTCATCAGTGAACCATCACCAACACGGACATGACCATCAGGAATGATGCTCGAGTTGGCGAAAGCCATTTGCTGCGCACTGTATCCACCGGACGATTCTGGCATGCCTTCTGCGGCAGCCATTTCGGCAATGTGCTCCTGCGCGGACGCCTCGGTGTCGTGGCACCCCATTACTTCATCGGTGTCGTCCTGCACGACTGCGAATGGCTCGCCATTCTCGCACTCAGTGCTGTTCTCAACAATGTGCCACGGCACGGGTCCACCTCCTGATGATGATGTTAGTATATCAACGAGTGGTTACCATTCTGGATTCCACGTTACAGCGAGATCTTTAATTACTCATTTACCTTTCTCGCCTTCATTCGGCCAGTGCCCCTTTACTTCGTGATACCATTCCGATGTGACGCGTTTAGCCATTTCGTCAGGCATGAACTTCTTGAGGTGACCGTAGAGTGCAGTCCATGGATGCGGGTGGTCAACCCACTTAGCAAGTCCTCTTGGGTCCTTCGTCCAGTAATCCTTAAGGTTGTTCTTATCACCGGACTTACCACCTGCTGCAGTGACCACCAAATCATCATGCAGCCTGATGTCAGTGATCTCGTGGCCAAACGCGATTCGCACTCGGTCAAACGTCACCGGACCAACACGCTCGCTGATTTCATCAAGCAAATCAGCGCTTGAGTAGGCGATGCAAATATGAGGTTGCCATGGGGTGTGCTGTTCAGGCATATCAAAGCCTACGATGTTTGAAACGATCAATCCACGAGCGTGTGCAAGATTCCACACGTAATTATCTTCTGCGTCTCCCACATTAAGAACCCATGCGGGTGACTTACCCTCTGGATTCCAATGTGCTGCACCAAATGCATTTCCACGAATGACAGGCATACCCTCTGTGGCATGCACAACACCGTGAAGAATACGCAGCCGCTGCGCGATGTTGATTTCCTCATCGCCCAAATACCATAGCGTGAGATGCAAATCCTCAGGTGGCTCTTCACCGTCCAGTGCAAGACGAGTGATGTCAGCATCAGTAGGAATGAGCGCAATCATTCCACCCGTGAATTTATCTTCGTTTGCGGCCGCCGTGACAGCATCAAGTGGTTCACCATTGAGCCACTTTGCAATTTGCTCGTCGGTGAAGCCCTGATCATCATTCTCAACAACATAGAACGATTGCGCATCAGGGTCTTCAAGTGAAGTTGGCGGCTTTTCAGGTGTCGTCACGGCGTGCCACTCCCTGGTACGATGCGAACCTTCATGACTCGCTGATTTGGCTCAGACCAGTGGGGTTCTACACTGATCACTTCAAACTCAGTGCCCGGCGCGAGAACGAATTCATTCTCATTCGGGTAGTGACTGATCGGCTGGACCCACGCCATCTTGGATCCTGCTGGCGCTTCAATCTTGAGATGAACTTGTCCTGACCACGTACCCTCGACAATGCTCGTGCTAATGACACCATCATCACGAATTGTCTTACCAGCGAGAGCTTCAAGTTGCTCGTTTGAAGTAACACCAAACGTAGCCAAATTGGTCTTGCGATAGAGCTTGATGTTCTCAGTGCTCGGCTTCATCGCTGCTTTAATCTGCTTGATCTTAGCGATTGTGGCCGGTGAGCATGCACCAGTTCCGCGCGCACACTTATTGATTTCAGTGTACGAGCCACCGGTGTAGTTCTTAAGTGCAGCCCGCTGTGCGGCAGTCCAGGGGGGTGGGCTAAGTAGATCCATCCTTTGCTGCATATTAGTCGCCGATG